CTGTATCTAAAGTAAATTTCACTCATGCGCGAATCTTGACAGATTATAACATGAGTGTTCCGGAAATCTATAAGAGTTCCTGGTGATATTCCTACTGTGACTCTGGAACCAAGTCACAATCACCATGAATTTTTTATTCAGAAATCCTAAACTGTGTGTTTAACGAGTTCTTCTCTCGAGTTCAAGTCAGGTGAACTAATCCTATGTTTTATTAATCCTGCTGTATTGATAAGTAGTTGAGGTCGCTACTAAGTATTAACAAAGAGAGACAGTTTTTTGTCTCTTTTTTACTTTATGTGTATATTAGTTTTTTGTGGGTTTTTTGTTGTAGATTTTATCTTTTATTTTTTCTTATGTAATCAGGATAATTTTAGTCATGCTGTAGACTAATTATAACCTACTTTGAAATTGAAAGGTGTAAAAGTAATAGATGTAACTTATTTCTAGCCAGTTGACGGTTCTAAATCATAATGATTATATATTCCATCAATGGCTGCACTAGCAACTGCATCAATTTAAATGATGAATTTTACTCCCTTTACAAATTTTCCCCAGACTGCCGTTCTTACGAATCTATGGAATGATGAGAAGCCTGATTCCGAAGATGTTCCCGAATCTGCTGGTCCTTTACCAAACAATACAAAAGTTGGTGGTTATGTATAAGCTTCAAAATCTAATGGTGCTAAAAGTATCTCACCAGATGATGATCCATTGTTTCTGACGACAAGTGATATATCAAATCTACCCATTATTGGTTCATCAATCGTCACTAAATAACGATGCTATGATGTAGAAGTATTGAGTATACTTATTGTATACGGTAAATCGCTTATTATTGAAGCGTTATCCTTCTCGCCTACATCAAACCAAGTATCACTTCGTGACATAAGGGTTAATAGATTTGACATCCATACTCCTGGTCCGTTACTGACCAATCTCTACGGAGCATTGATTCCTTCTTTGTTGGCCATGGCTATAGCTTGTACGTTAGATATAGGATCATAAAATTCTACTGAATAATTAACGTACAATGTTCCAATATCACCAGCTGTAGCTACTCGATAAAACAAGTATAACACTCCTATGTCATAAAACTTCCTCTATAAATCTTCATCTATATCATCATTTCCTAAACGATTATAATAATACTTCTCTCTATTCAAAAAAGTATTATTCACGCTTAGACTGTTAGGTCGATAAACAGGAGTTTATGTATGGTGTAATGTTTTAGCTTACAACATGTTAGTTGGTGGATATTCATAATCAGGTGCATAAGCTAACACCAATTAACCATCTCTTGTCTAATTAGTCGAAGTTTTAAACATAAAGGTTAATCGATGAAACTTATATCTTTTATAAGATTATGCAACACTGGAAAGCCATGGGAAAAGAGCACTATTTCCTGGGTTTATATTATAAGAGTTCACCCTTTCTTAATTCAATTAAGATGAGGTTAAATTAATATCATAAATAGGTTCTGTGTTTGTTACAATCCTTTTATTGGATATCTATCTATTAAAAGGTGTTGCAGCAAAACTATTATTCCTAGCTCTTGGTCGTCTGACTGGTCTAGGTCCTAATATCTATTTAAGTTAATTGATATTAATTTATCTTGAAATACCGGGTCTTCTCTTACGTTATTGGTTATTTCTTCTTTTTGGTTGTTATTATTTGC